GCCTCATGCCCTTTAGCTCCAGCTCGAGCATCGACCGCAACACCAGCAGCCGCGCCCCTTGTATCTGATTAACTACCATCATGCCCTCCAAATAAAAACGTCCATCATCAAGACGACGACCGCCAGGGCCATCGCAACCCAAAAAATAATGCGTTCCATAGGTCACCAATTGGCTAGTTTCTTGAAGGCGCGGGTGTACGCGGCGCGGTTCTTGAAGGGGCCATGCCTTAGGCAATGGTGCAGAAAATCCCGGCTCATGAAGTAGCCCTGCCCCATCTCGTCGCCGCTCTGCCCCAGTTCGTCGTAGGCTTCGCCGTTGTAGTGCTCGGCCAGGATAAGCTTGACCCTGTCCCAGTCCTTTTGTAGGTCAACCCCACCGACTCGGCCATAGCCGTCATATGACCCCTGGGCCTTGCGCCCCCCTGGCAGCAGCGCAACGACCTCGTTTAGCCGTGGGATGCCCACTGACTCCACCACCACGGGCAGGTGCGTTTTAGCGCAGCACTTTGAAAAATAACCCATGTTGCCCCCTTAGAGTGTCGGCAGCACGGGCTGCTCTTCGCGGTTTGTGAACAGGGCTCCGCCATCGTTGCCCTCGTCGTCCATTGCTGGATAGATTAAATTGCCATCGTCCAGCACCATCACGATCGGCCTTGCGCTCCAGCCCATCTCTTGGGCTTCTTTTTCTTTCATGTATCGCACCAGCACAATGCGCCGGCCGACTAACTGATCGGCGGCGATCTTCGTCCACTTTTTCTCCAAATCGGTCATGGTTAGGCTCCTAGTTCTTCCAAAGTTTCGATAATGTCGTCAATCACTTCGCCGATGGTGAAATCGGTTCCTTCGTTGTCCTTGGGCATGGCCTTTACCCGCTGGGGTATGGCGCGCTTTAGGTCGTAAACGTCTAGCAATAGGCTGCTCAATTTTTCCTGCTGTTCCATAGTCACCCCTTAAAAAAACACAAACAAAAAAGCCAGCAGCAGCCAAAACGCGGCAGCTGCCAGCACCAGAAACCCATCAGGCATTGCAGCACCCGCAACAGGGCGCGTCCTCGCACCGGCCCTGCCTGTTGCGGTAGTACTCGCGCCCCCCGGCGCTCCATGTGTCCGAAACCCCTCTGCGTATCGACCGCGCCAGATACCGGCCGGCGGCGCTTGCCCCTTCCGGGTCAGTGGCGGCAAGCTCCGGGTCAATAGACCGCGCAAGCTCTAGGTCATGGTCTACAGGCACAAGCTCGGCCCTGCCTTTGCTCCAGCTGATCAAGTCGCCCGGATTGATCGGCGCGCCTGTCCTGGCGCAGCGTCCGGGGAAACGTGCTGTAATTGTTTTCATGCTGCAGCCCTCTCGAGTCGCAAATTAATCACGCGCTTGCGTGTCCCATGAGCGGGAAAGCCCACTATTGCGGCCCTGTCGGCCTTTTGGCACAGCTGGCATACCGCGCACGTCATGTAATCCATGCGAGCGGCAGGGCAGACAGTCACCGGCCGACCCGCTGGGGTTTCGGTCGCGGTAAGCTGGTGCGAGGGCAGCACCACCACCACCGGCCCCGCTCCGGTATCTGCGAGCCGGTCGGCGTCCGATAGGTCATTGGCCGATAGGTTGACAGTAAAGCCCCATTGGTTCGCGTGGCGTATCCACTTGAGCGAGTCGGCGTCCCGATGGTGCGAATAGGTAAACCCGCGCCGGCCTTGGTTTGCTTTGACCAGCTGGCCAAGCTTGACCGGGTCAACGCTCGCGCCTTTGCGCGGTAGGTCGCCGGCTTGATTGTGTCGCCACAATTGATCCTCTGGCAGGGCCGATATCGAGTCGCAAAAGGGCTCCCAGCCCATGCCGCGCCGGCCGTCCGAGACCGCGTCCCAATGAAGGGCGAGCGGCCCGGCGTCCGCGTAGCATTCGGCGCGCATCGCACAATCGTCTGGGCAGCTGTCCCGCTCGGTGGTGCTAACCGGGATCGGCCCGGTTTTTTCGTTTGACGATTTCAGCGTGAGATGGACTCGCATTTAATAGCCCTCCGCATAATCCTCGAGGGACGTAACCAGCCCGTCAAAATCTTCGTCTGGGCCCAGCAGATCGGCCAGGATTTCAACAGTCCGAAAGTCGACGCCGGTTGTGTCGGCTAAGTCCTCGAGATATGCGCGGCGGTTCTCGAATCCGTGCTCTTGATAGATAGACATTTTTAGTTGCTCCAGGGTTAAAAAGATGGCAGATTGCGAATCCATGCATCAGCGTTTAGGTTTTCTTCGCGGATGCTGTAGTCAATACCGGCTGCGCGCAGAGCTTCGACCAGGACGCCGGCGTCACAATCTTCCTCGAGCCATACGCGGCGGGAAGGGGCGCGCTCGCGATAAGAATAGTGCGATATCTTGCCGGCAATGCCTAGTCGCTCGAGCGTGTCTAGGTCAGAACTGATCCAACCATGTCCGGGGTCTTGAATGTAGTAAAGCTGCATAGTCACTCCGCAAAAGGGATTGATGTTTCGTCGCCGGCCAGGATGACGGGCGACAGGGCAAGCTTGCGAGCGGCAGGGATGCGCGCCCAAGGGGTCACTTTCCAAACATGGGAAGGCCAATAGTCCTCGAGCATTGCTCGGCCAATAGCAGCGATCGGATCAGCTGCGCGCACTAGGTAATGGCCTGCAGGGGATGATGCGAGATAGTCGGTCATAGTTTCCCTTTCAACAGATGGCAGCACCGCGCTACCATCTGCCGATAGTTTATGGGCAAGGGATTGACTGTCAAGTAGTCGGAGCCATGATTTATTTCAATTGCAGCCCGAAGGGCGATAGTTTCTCTTGATCATCAGTCCAAGCTATGGCAAGATGCGCGGCCATAGGAATTCCCAATTCGTACCCGATGAAAAAGCTAACCAGAAAACAAGTAGCCGAAGGCTTGCAGTCAGTCCCAATAGAGACTGTCCTACTAGGCGCTGCTGGGGCAAAAGAGACAAGGCTTACAGCGAAGCAGAGAGCATTCGCCGAAGGGATAGCAATGGGAAAGAGTAAAGCGGCAGCCTACAGAGACGCCTATAACACCCAGGCCAAACCGATACATCAGAGCCATGAGGGACAGAAGCTTGCAGCTAACCCAATTGTGGCCCGACAAATCGACGCGCTCAGACTAGCGGCAGAGGCGCGGAAATATGCAACCCCTGCAGCCCTTCGTACCCTGGTAATCGAGCGGCTCACGGCTCACGCTATAGACGATGACGTTAAGCCGGCCCAACGGCTGCGCGCGCTCGAGCTGCTTGGCAAAGTGACAGAGATCGCAGCGTTTACAGAGCGGCGCGAGATCGTCCGCACCGAGGGATCCGCCAACACCCGATCAGCTCTGCTCGAGATCTTGCGGTCAGCGATCGCCGGCAATGTAATAGATGCCCAGGCTCGGCCCGTCCTCGAGCCTGGCAATGATGTAGCCGATGCGGTGGTCGAACCCGGCAATCTAGACCCCGGTGCGGTCGACGATGGCCAGGGCGCCGACCCCACCGGGGCGCACCCCCCCGAAACGGCCGAGCGCAGCGCCCACCCCTTGCTTAGTAATCCACACATCGGATCGCATAAAGTTACGTCCCTCCCCAGCCTAGACCCTCTTTCAGCCCAAGATGCGGTAACAGAAAAATCGTTATAAGTTTAAGGGTAACAGGTGTTACCCTTAAAAACATAACAATCATCAGAAAATAAGTGAGGGGGGTGTGGTGTGAAAAATTGGAGCAGGATAGGAAACGTCTATCGGGGAAAGACCCCCGGTAGGTTTTTTAAATTGAGAGTGGGTGGGGGGTATTTTTTGTGAAAAAGGGGAAAGAGATGACGCCGGCGCAGAGGGAGATTTATTTAGTCATAGATGAGTGGTGGAAGAAGTATGGGTTTGGGCCGACGATTGATGAGGTGATGTTGGTGACTGGGGACAAGGGGAGGGGGAACGTGGCGAGGAAGATGAAGGCGTTGATGGATTTGGGGATATGTAAGGGGATTCCTCGGCGGGCGAGGACGATTCGGCCGGCGTATTTGCGGGTTAGGGATATCGTATGAAGGAAGATGATGAGCTCATCCGGCTTTTGGGGATGATGAGTGATGAACAGTTGGAGAAGGTTCTGGAGAGTCTGCCGGAAGGGCAGAAGTCTGCCTTGACGGAGGTTGCTCAAGAGTATGAGAGGGCGGTGAAGAGGGAGAAGGGGCAGAAGAGGTTCATGGAGTTCGTCAAGATGATGTGGCCGAACTTCATTGGGGGGAGACACCATGAGATCATGGCGGAGGCTTTTGAGAGGGTTGCCTCGGGAAAGTTAAAGAGGCTCATCATTAACATGCCTCCTCGTCACACGAAGAGTGAGTTTGCGTCTTACCTGCTTCCGGCGTGGTTCTTGGGTAAGTTCCCGAATAAAAAAATCATCCAGTCATCGAATACGGCAGAGCTCGCCGTGGGGTTTGGACGGAAGGTCAGGAACCTTGTGGATGGAGAGCTCTACTCAAAGGTCTTTCCGAATGTCGCGTTAAGACACGACTCTAAGGCCGCCGGGAGGTGGTCTACCAATGAGAATGGGGAGTACTTCGCTATCGGTGTGGGAGGAACCGTTACGGGTAAGGGTGCGGATCTTTTAATAATTGACGACCCCCACTCTGAGCAGGAGGCAAAACTCGCGGAATCAGACCCCACGATCTTTGATTCTGTCTATGAGTGGTACACATCTGGACCACGGCAGCGTCTCCAACCTGGGGGAGCGATTGTTATCGTGATGACCCGCTGGGCAAAAAGGGACCTGACGGGAAGGGTAGTCAAAGACTCTATCCAGAGGGGTGGAGATGAGTGGGAGGTCATTGAGTTCCCCGCGATTCTTCCCTCGGATAAACCTCTGTGGCCGGAGTTCTGGAACTATGAGGAGCTCGCCGCACTGAGGGCAGAGCTTCCTAATAGTAAGTGGCAGGCTCAATACCAACAAAACCCAACATCTGAGAGCGCGGCCATCATAAAGAGGGAGTGGTGGAGGATCTGGCATGACGACAGACCACCACATTGTCAATTTACCCTCATGGCATGGGACACAGCCTACGAAAAATCTACCCGCGCAGACTATTCTGCCTGCACAATATGGGGTATCTTCAACCACCCCGACGACAGCGGCGTGGAGCAGGCAAACATCATCCTTTTGAACGCCATAAGGGATAGGGTGGAGTTCCCTGAACTCAAAAGACTCGTGTTGAGAATGACCAAAGACTGGGAACCAGACAGCACCATCATCGAGAAGAAGGCTTCTGGAGCTCCTCTGATCTATGAGCTCAGGTCTATGGGAGTACCTGTTCAGGAATTTACTCCCGTTAAAGGGAACGATAAGATCACAAGGATTAACGCCGTATCAGATTTGTTCGCCTCAGGAAGGGTGTGGGCCCCCAACACCAACTGGGCAGAAGAAGTCATCGACGAGGTCGCATCATTTCCCGCTGGGGACCACGACGACTACGTTGATACAGTGTCTCTGGCGTTGATGAGGTTCAGAAAAGGCGGCTACATCAGAACAGAGCTAGACGAAGATGATGAGGTAAGATCATTCCGGCGTCGGGCTGTTTACTATTGAGGAATCATATGTCCATCGTAAAGGCAATCAACCAAGCCCCCATCGGTCAAGAATTGGTCAATGCAGATCCAATCGAGATTGAGATCGAAGACCCCGAGTCTGTAGCCATCAAGGCCGGCGGACTTGAGATTATTCTGACCCCAGAACCGGAAACGGCAGAAGATTTTGACGCCAACCTCGCCGAGTACATGGGCGAACAGGAGCTCGCCTCCCTAGTAACAGACCTGATGGGTGATTTCCAAACGGACATCGACAGCAGGAAAGACTGGATCAGCACATATGTAGACGGCATCGAGCTTCTGGGGATGAAGCTTGAAGAGAGGACCGAGCCCTGGGATGGGGCATGTGGGGTTTACCACCCTCTATTGTCTGAAGCCCTCGTGAAGTTTCAGTCAGAAACCATCATGGAGACCTTTCCCGCACAAGGTCCCGTGAAGACTCAAATCATCGGCAAAGAAGACCCTCAGTCGCGAGATGCGGCAGCTCGTGTCAAAGACGACATGAACTACCAACTGACGGAGAAGATGCCGGAGTACCGCCCGGAACATGAGCGCCTTCTCTGGGGCTTGGGTCTGGCCGGTAATGCATTTAAAAAGGTCTACTACGACCCGAGCATGGGACGGCAAGTCGCCATCTTTGTACCGGCAGAAGACATCGTGGTCCCTTACGGAGCCTCAAGTCTCGAGACCGCAGAGCGCGTCACTCATGTGATGAGGAAGACCGAGAACGAATTAAGGAAACTTCAGGTCAGTGGGTTCTATAGAGATGTAGAACTCGGGGAACCACACGACACGTTCGACGATGTGGAGAAAAAGATCGCCGAGCGCATGGGGTTCAGGGCGAGCACAGACGACCGCTACAAGATTCTGGAGATGCATGTAACGATTGATCTGCCAGGATATGAGGATAAAGATGAAGACGGAAACGAAACCGGAATCGGTCTTCCTTACGTCATCACTATAGAGAAGAGCAGCTCCACCATCCTGTCTGTCCGCAGGAATTGGAACCCCGACGATAAACTCAAACTCAAGAGACAGCACTTTGTCCACTACGGCTATGTACCGGCCTTTGGGTTCTACTGTTTCGGTCTGATTCATTTGATCGGCGCATACGCCAAGAGCGGCACTTCTCTGATCCGACAGCTCGTGGACGCGGGTACTCTGTCCAACCTCCCTGGCGGATTTAAGACCAAGGGTCTGAGGGTTAAGGGAGACGACACCCCAATCGCACCGGGTGAATTTAGAGATGTAGATGTCGCCTCTGGGGTCATCAAAGACAACATCATGACCCTGCCCTATAAAGAACCAAGTCAGGTTCTTGCGGGATTGATTGACAAAATCATCGAAGAGGGACGGCGATTTGCTTCTGCGGCTGATTTAAAAATCAGCGACATGTCTTCTCAGTCCCCCGTTGGGACTACCCTGGCCATCCTCGAGAGAACGCTCAAAATCATGAGC